TTACGGTCAGCTCGTTCTTGCGCTTGCGGACCTCCTGCAGCTGATCGTACACCGCCTGATAGTCTGCAGGAACCGAGCCGTCCGCTGCTGTGCTGTTCATGCCCTGCAGGGTGAGTTCAAGTGTCTGCTCCTGTTCCTCAAGCTGGCGGTATTCCTCGTTCTGGCGGCTCTCCTCCACGTTCGCGCTCACCTGACGCGAGGTGTCCACGAGGGACGGCAGCGATGCGATCCACCGCTTGCCGACTGCCTCCATGCTGTTGCCGAGACGGTCCGCCGCGTGCCGCAGGTCAATGTTTTCCTGCACATAGGCAAGCGTGTTTTCGTCCGCACCGGCGGCTTTCAGCCGGTTCATGATATCGTCCGCGTTGTCGCGCGGCTGATAGGTAAGGCCGTACCGCTTCATAATGCGGTACATTTCATCGGAAAGCTCCTGACGGGCCCTGTCGCGGCTCTGCGTGTCCTCGCTGCTCCATGTCTCATCCGAACGGTTAAACAGGTCATGCATCGTCTTGTGTGCATTGTAGCCGGTCTGACCGCTGAAATAGTCCTCATCCAGTCCCTGCGCCGCCTGCATAGCGGTCGGGTAGACGGTTGCCTTGTCTGTCTTACCCATCACGCCGGAAGTATGCAGCAACTGTGTTGCCTGATTCAGCCGTTCGGTCGGCTTGCTGCCGTAGGCCATGCGCACACCGGCGGTCATTTCGTGCCCGTACTTATCAAAAGAGGCACCGGTCTGCGGATTGTACTCGTATCCCAGCTTGCGCCGCAGAGCGTCGTTCTGCGCGTGCAGCTGTGCCTTTCTGTTCGGATCGCTGGTCTTGTGCCAGTCCATGGAGTTCTTGAGGAACTGCGTCAGCATCGGGTTGCCGTCTCCGCTGCTCTTGTTCGCAGTAGATACGTTCTGCCGCGGATTGCGCCGCTGCTCTGCCGCCTTTCTTGCCGAAAACATCTGATTCTGCTGACTTGCCGCATACGGCTGACTTCTGGTCACGCTGCCGCCGGTCAGATAGGTGCTTGCAGGCTGACGCACATTGTTCTGCTGCGTGCTCCGGCTGCCTGTGCCGGAAAGGCCCTGCCGCGTGTTCCCTCGCTGCTGAAAAACAGTGTTCCGCTGCTGAGAAGCCGCATACGGCTGACTTCTTGTCGTGCTGCCGCCGGTCAGATAAGTGCTTGCAGGCCTCTGCGCATTCTGGTGCGCCTGCACGCGCTGCTGCTCTCTATTGTGCGCCGCCGTTGCGCGGCGGCTGTTGTCCTGATGTGCCGGCTTCTGCGGAACAACATGCGGCACATTCAGCAGCGTAGGTTTGTTTTGGCGCTTGTTCTGTTTTTTCTTAAAATCATCGTAAAAACTGCCCATAGTAACCTCCTAAAGAGAGAAGGCGGCGGAAATCCGCCGCCTTCTGGCGTAGTTAAAGCTGGTTAAGCTGCCACTGCGAATACTTGTTCGAGAGATTCTTGCTGGTCGTATCCGCCTGCATATTCTCGATCTGTGCCTGAATATATTCAAGCTGCTTGAGCGCTGTCTGGCGGTCAACCTTGCCGTTCTCGATGTCCTCCTTTAGCTGCTGCTCCTGCATTTTCAGCTGCCGCATGGCAAGCGTATCGGCGCCGTTGTACGTGCCGGTCTGCTCGGCCTGCGAAAGCCCGAACTGCTGACCCCACTGCATCGCGGAGATAATGCTGTTTACGTTGTCCAGCTGCTTGCCCGCAACCTCCTTGTAGAGATCCGCCAGCGCGTTGGCTTTCTGAATATCGCCGTTTAAGCGCGCCTGCGTAATCGCTCTCTCAATCTCAGCGAGGGCCTCGGTAGCGGTCGTCGCGTTGCTGTTCAGCGCGTTCTGATAGGTGTTGCCTGCCGAGATCTGACTGGATTCGGTGTTGCCGGTCGTCAGCAGGCCCTGTGCCGCCAGATTTTCAGCCATGGAGCCGTTCGGATTGATCGCCGTCATGTACGCCTTCTCAGCCGCAGCGTTGTTCGCCTCGGTGTTCTTGCCGATGGTGTACTTCTGGGCGTTCAGATTAGCGACCGCCGAATCTACACTCGCCTGCAAAGCACTCTGCTGTGCCTGTGCGGCATCGTTCATCTTCTTCTCGTAGTCCTGAAAGCCCTGATTGTACTGGTTGCTCATCAGCGTGCCGAGATTCGCACCGGAGATACCGCCGCTTGCAAGGTAATCCGAGCCGTCCGCACCGCCGGAATAGCCCCATTCCTTACGCTTTGCCTCGGCGTCCGCGTGGGCCTTCTTCATGCCTGCTACATCGCCGATGGCTTTTGCTTCTTCATAACGCTTCTTAATTGCGTCAATTTCTGCCGCCTGCTGTGCGTCATTCTGCCGGATCAGCGCATCATTGTAAGTACCCGCAGGCGTATAAGCGCCGCCCGAACTGCCACTGGACGAGCCGCTGCCCGAAGTCTTGCCGGAGGACGAGCCGCCGGATCCGGTACCGGACGCGCCGCCATAGGTCCATGTCGAGCCGCCCTTGCTGATCGTGGTCGTGCCGTCGCTGTTCTTGGTCCATGTCGAGCCGTCCGAGCCTTTCATGGTCGAGCCTGCAGCAGCACTCGAAACAAAATTCTTGCCCTTGTCCGAGCCGATGCTGTACGAGCCGTTCTTGCCGCTCGCACTCAGCGATTCGCTCGAACCGGAAGAACCAGACGAACCGCCCGAGAACGAGCCGCCGCTGGCCTTAGCAGCCGCCGAGGCAGCCTTGGCAGCACCGGCCGCAGCCTTAATAAAAGCACCCAGTCCCATTTACTTCACGCCCTTCCCGAGCAGACCTAAACGCTGTAAAATCACCGCAAGCTGTTCGCGCGTCAGCGGACTCTGCGGCTTGGTACCGTCCATAATACCGGCGTCTGTCGCCGCCTGCCAAGCCTCGGCAGCATACGGATGCGGCTTCTGGTTGGCCTTTTCCGCCTGATAGCGTTCTTCATGTGCCGCAAATTCCTTGACTGTCATCTTGGTTTCCTCCTTCTTTGCCGTGGTTTCGGTGTTGTACTTCTGCACTTCTGCCCACGGGAACTTTGCTCCCGGACAATCCGTGCTGTTTACGTCCTTGTGCCGTAACAGCTTTGCGCCGGGGTATTTGCGCATCTCTGTGCGGATAAGGCCCTTAAGTGCGTCCAGCTGCGCCTGCGGCATGGTCTCGGTCATGTAACTGCCCTCGACGCAAATGCCGATTGCACGGCTGTTGTGCCCCTGCGCGTGCGCGCCGACCGCCCATTCCGGGCGGCCTCTGTAAACCTTGCCGTCCTTGCGGATATAGAAATTATATCCGATGCCGGTCCACCCGCGTTCCAGGTGCCAGCGGTTGACCTCCTCGACGCTTGCGTGACTCGCTTCCGCATGATGCAGGATAATCTCATCCGTCTTGTTCCGGCGCTTGAAGCTGCCGTTTGTCGGCAGATTTACGTTGATAATGTCCATTTACTTGCCCTCCCTGTTGGGCTTCGTGTAGCCGAGCGCGGTCTTGCTGTCTCCGATGCCCGCCGTCGTCGGGTCTACAAACACGCTGAGGATCGCAAGGCACATGGTAACAAGCTGCACCGGATTGCCGAGCACGTTCTTCACGCCCTCCCAGACAGCCGCCCATGAGGTAAACGTCTGCGGATCCACGCCGATGGCGGTAATCGCCACACTGCAAACGCCGACCCAGAACCACGGATTGCGAAAGCGTACCGGAATGTTAACTTTCATGTTCTATATCCTCCAAATCGTCAATGCGGTGGTTGGCCACTTTCATTTTCTCATCCAGCACGGCAAAGTCCTGTTCGAGCTTAAACGTGCGCGTGATGAGGTTGTTGTGCTTCTCCACCTTTTTCTCAAGCTGTTCGATTCGATAGTTGGTCAGGTTGCTCGACAGCGCAATGCCGCCGAGCGTTCCCACGAGTGTACCAACCAGCGACAGCGCCGCTGTAATCACTTCTGCCGGCATGTCACTCCTCCATCGTGCCGCCACGTGCGGTCATCAGCTCCGGCAAGCCGGTCTGCTTAACCTCGTAGTTCTTGATGTAAATGTTGTCGTACATAGTTTTCTCCTTAGTAGCGTCGTTCGTATCCACATCGAGCTTGCGGATATTAAGCGACTTGATAGGGGTACTGCCGAGACAAAGTTTCAATATAGATCACCTCTTTATTTCAGGCCCAAGAATCAAAGGAATCTTTGAGACAATAAGAAGATTCATTGCAAACAGCTACAAACTTTCCTGCACCATAAGTAACAGGAACTTGTTTTGTCTGAGCTCCGCCTGGATAAGTATCACTTATCCAATTAACACCATCTATCGAGTAAGCAAAAAGCCCTTGGGAAAATGACGTTGCTATAAATTTCCCATTGCCGTAGCAAACAGAACCCCAACCTGAGGATGTTGGCATCTCAGTCAGAGTCCAGGAGATACCATCCTCAGAATAAGCTGCAGTATTGCTATCTTTCGCAACAGCTACAAATTTCCCATTACCGTAGCAAACAGAGGACCAATTTTTATTTTTTGTCAAATTAGCCTTTCTAAAACCATAGTGGGTACTATTGTTACTATAGATAGCGCCATATTCAGGTGAATTATCGCCAACAGCTACCAGCGTACCATTACCAT